TAATTCTAAATGCTGATGAAGTAAGTACCGTTAACTTTGACGAAGTACTTGAAACATCAGTGGACACACTAAGATATAACGTGCAAGGTGATCAGACCTTTGTTAAATATGAAGGAGCTAAACCACGATGCCTATACGGAAAAGATACACTCTCTCACTCGGCTATGTTGACCGTGTTGGAAGGGGAAGCTTGGACACAACCTATGGAGGAACTATAAGACAATGGCTAAATTAAATACAGTCACATCGTCAACCCGTCCCGCTTCGCCAGCTGCTGGTGAAACATACTTTGAGACGGACACTAATAAGATTATCATTTGGGACGGGTCTGCTTGGACAGAGCTTGTTTCGGATGGTACTGCTTAACTTTTAACCATCAATACTAACTATAGTTAATAAATAATATGCCAGATACATCATCTATATTCTATCAAATCGGTCAATCGACCAAAAGTGCTATTGCTGCGGAAGAAACACGCGCATTGGCTGCTGAGGCTACATTACAAACGAACATTGATTCGGAAGCCTCCAGTCGTGCAAGTGCAGATACTACGTTGCAATCTAACATCGACAGCGAAGCTTCTAGCCGTGCGTCTGCTGATACTACCTTACAAGGTAACATTGACAGTGAAGCAAGCAGCAGAGCATCCGCTGACACCGCTCTTCAATCAGCTGTAGACGCTATTGAAACTGGTGCTGGTCTTGGATCGGACGGGTCTTACACAGCTAACTCCTCAACCAACTACATCACATCTGCTGGTTCTTTGGTTGCTGCTGACGAAGCTCTCGACGGACAGATCAAAACTAACGCTGACGCTATCTCTTCTGAAGCAAGTACTCGTGCATCTGCCGATACCACCCTTCAGTCTAACATTGATAGTGAAGCTTCTTCCCGTGCCAGTGCTGACACAACTCTCCAAAGCAACATTGATGCTGAAGAGACTGCCCGTCAATCCGCTGACTCGACCCTGCAAACAAACATCAATGACGAGGCAACTGCTAGAACTTCCGCTGATACGACTTTACAGTCCAATATTGACGCTGAAGAAACTGCTCGTATCGCTGCTGTTAGTGGTGAAGCTACTGCTAGAGCATCTGCCGACACGACTCTTCAGTCGAACATCGATTCCGAAGCTTCAACTGCTCGTGCTGCTGAATCTGCTCTTGACGCTGCCAAAGCTAATCTTAGTGGTGCTTCCTTCACTGGAGACGTAAGCGGAACTAACCTTGTACTTAGTGGTAACTTAACTGTTAATGGTACAACTACTTCCGTACAAACCACTAACTCCGAAATCAAAGATGCTATCATGCTCATCAATGACGGAGCTGCTAGTTCTACTAACAACTCGAACGACGCTGGGTTTATCATTGAGCGTGGTTCTTCTGACGACGGTAACATCGCTGCTGTTTACGACGAAGGTGAAGACAAGTTTGCTTTCTACAAAACTTCAGCTGGTGCTTCTTCTACTGACATCAGTGGAGACGACAGCAGTGCTGAGTTGATCGACGTTAAAGCTAACGACGTTGTTCTTGGAGACGGTAACAATCTTGGATCATTGGCTGACTTTACAGCTGCAATGGCCTAACACTTGAGTTTGCTTAATGAGTGCGAAAGGTAAAAAAGGAGATACTGCATCTCTAACTTTTCGTCTCACAAGCTCACAAAAGAAGGAGGTAGCTGGGATCGCTAATACGCTCGGTCTCAGCTCCTCCGCTCTTTTACAGATGTGGGTAACACGAATCCTTAACAATATGAACGGACGTGGTGACCACTCTGAGATGCCGAGAGACAACAAATAATATTTATGAAGGATCACGTAGAAGGAGCTAAACTTGCAGACAGTTATACTGATCTGTGCAAAGGTGCAGTAGGTTACATGAAAGCTATGGAGGAATATAACCCGGCTCTTATGAACGCTGTCGGTAAATGGTTAAAGGATAACAACATCACGGTAGATAATCGTAGTGGTACTCCTGTTAATGAATTAGCTAAGGACTTTGAAGCGTTACCGTTCCCTCAAGAACAACAAGACGATATACCTATCGAGAAACAACTTTAACTTCTTACTACATTCCCTTATACTTCAAAGGAGTCGGCAACATAACGTCGGCTCCTTTTTATTGTTATGAAGAAGAAACACCAAGAGATACCACCACAACTACGAGACTTCCGAAACTTTCTGTGTCTTGTTTGGCGACACCTTAACCTGCCTGACCCTACTCCGTTACAGTACGACATGGCTTTATACTTGCAAAATGGACCCCGTCGTTCCGTTATTCAAGCATTTCGTGGGTGTGGTAAGAGCTGGATAACCTCAGCATTTGTTGTTCATCAACTACTACTTGACCAAACAAAAAACATACTTGTTGTGTCTGCCAGTAAGAATAGATCAGATGACTTCTCCACTTTTACGTTACGTCTGATACAGGACATCCCCGCTCTACAACATCTACAACCATCTGAGAACCAACGGTTCAGTAAGATAGCTTTTGACGTTAGCGGTGCTCCTGCTTCTCACGCACCCTCCGTTAAGTCGTTAGGTGTAACATCCCAGCTGACTGGTTCCCGTGCTGATATAATCGTAGCTGACGACGTAGAAGTACCGTCCAACTCTCAAACACAAGGACTACGGGATAAGCTGGACGAAGCCGTCAAAGAGTTTGATTCTATTATAAAGCCCCTAGAAAGCTCTAGGATTGTATTTCTTGGCACACCCCAATGCGAGGACAGTCTGTACACTAAACTGGCAGAGAGAGGCTATGAGCAGCGTGTATGGCCCGCACAGTATCCAAAGGAGGAAGAAGCTGACAACAACTACGGTCCAGCCCTTGCACCCTTTATACGGGATAACATAACTCCTGAGACCACAGGTACTTCTACAGAACCCCTACGATTCAGTGATATGGACCTTGAGGAACGTCAGCTGTCGTACGGTCGTACCGGGTTTGCGTTGCAGTTCATGTTAAACCCTAAGCTGAGTGATCGTGACCGTTACCCACTAAAGATTAACGACCTTATCATTCACGACGTTGACGTTGACAGTGCCCCTGAAAAGATCGTGTGGTCGTCAGACCCTGAGAAAGCCGATAGAACACTACCTAATGTAGGACTGGCAGGAGACCGCTACAAACGTCCTAGCAGCCTTGTAGGAGAACTAATACCGTACACAGGGTCTGTCATGTCTATCGATCCTTCTGGACGGGGTAAAGACGAAACGGCGTATGCTGTGGTAAAGATGCTTAACAGTCAGTTGTTTGTTCCGGACGCTGGTGGTATTAAAGGAGGGTACGACGAGGTAACATTAAAACGTCTCGTGTCTATTGCTAAAAACAACAAAGTTAACAAGATCGTTATAGAGTCTAACTTTGGTGACGGTATGTTTATGGAACTGATTAAACCGTTGTTTCGTAATGAATATCCTGTAACCATAGAAGAAGTACGTAGTAGTAAACAAAAAGAACTTAGGATTGTTGATACGTTAGAACCTGTACTTAACAGTCATCGTCTTATTGTTGATCCTAAAGTTATCTCTAACGACTACCAGTCTGCGTTAACGTATCCTATAGAGTCTCAAGCTAGGTATATGTTATTCTATCAACTATCACGGATAACAAGAGAACGAGGTAGTCTGGCTCACGATGACCGTCTGGATGCGTTAGCTATTGCTGTTGCTTATTGGGTAGAACAAATGGCTGCTGATGTTAACAAGAATATGTACGATAGAAAACAAGAACTACTACAAGAAGAGTTAACAAAGTTTACTGATAGCTTCTATAAACGTAAACGTGATAAAGCGATCCTTTGGACGTAACGTTGTTACTTAAGATAACAAACTCTTTATATCTACTAGTTAACTTCTGTTATAACTGTGATGAAGTAGTTAGTTTAAATACAGTTATATGTTAGTTATAGACGTTGTCGTTATAATCTAAAGTTAGACTTTAAATATGCCATTGGTTTACGTGTAAACACACCTATCCTTAAAGACGTTAGAAAGAAGACGACGATTAAAAGTAAAAAGCGTGTGAAGTCTTTCAGGAGCTTTTTCAATAACTGTTTATAACGACGACGTTTTAAAGTGTCCGTTGTTGTTAGTTGTTTTGATGAAGAGCTGCTAACGATAGATAGTTTCTGTTAGACGAAACGTTATAACTGCACTCTCTTTCCGAGCCAAGAGGGGCTATAATACCAAGTTACAACCGTTACAGGTCGAGTGTCAAGACTAGAGTTGTAAGTCGTTG